TGGCATTTTGCACCGTGAAGAACGACGAAGTCATGGATGCGCTTGGATTAAGCTACGAGAAAGAGGAAAAGTGGAATGAAGCAAATACTTGACGCATGCTGCGGCTCTCGGATGTTCTGGTTCGACAAGGAGCATCCGGCGACCGTGTTCATGGACAATCGTAGCTTTGCCCAAAACCTTTGCGATGGACGACGATTCGAGGTCAAGCCTGATCTGATCGCGGACTTCCGAGAGATTCCATTTCCTGACGAGAGTTTCCGACTTGTCGTATTCGACCCGCCGCACCTGTGCAGAGCTGGAAAGAGTTCATGGCTCGGCATCAAGTACGGAGTGCTTGAAAGTACATGGCAAGATGACCTGCGTCGAGGATTTGAGGAGTGCATGCGCGTCTTGCATCCGTACGGTGTGCTGATCTTCAAGTGGAGCGAAGATCAGATCAGCACGGCGGACGTTCTGAAACTTCTTCCTGTGCGGCCACTGTTCGGGAATCGGAGGGGCAAGACAATCTGGATGGTGTTTATGAAATTTCCGGAGGAATAACAACTACAAACGCAAAAATGCGGTTGAAAGCATCGAATATCAACAAAAAGTGGGATATGTGACACTTATCTACGTGAAAAACGAGATGAAGGAGTGGAGATCATGAGTAAGATATATCGGTATATTCACTTTCGGGATGATGGGTATAGCAAAGGATTTGAGAGTGTTGAGGAAGCTCTTGCAGACGCGAGAAAGCGTTATTCGGCGGAAGAGAAGGTGTATATCGGTGAGGACGAAGAATATGTACCGGCTGTTTGGTATGACCGTGTTATAAAAAATCTACAATGTGCGGTAGATATTGCGTGTACTGGCTACTACGGGGAATATGACGAGGTTGTTCCGGATGAAGCACGAGAATCTTTGTACGATGCACTGACAGATGCACTTGTGAAATGGGCTAAGGAGCATGGGATAAAAAATTGGATTTATGTTCCGACAGGAAAAAAAGATGTTCTCTATGATCTGCAAACAGGAAAGCCCGTAGAGGAGGAATCCAAATGAATCACTGGGTAGGAATCGGGCGGCTCACGCGTGACCCGAATGTAAAATACACACAGAGCGGCAAGGCGTACGCCTCGTTTACGCTGGCGATAGAACGGCGCAAGAGTTCGGACGGAAATAAACAGGCAGATTTCATCTCCTGTGTGGCATGGGAAAAGACGGCGGAGGTCATCAGTCAGTACGTCACAAAGGGCCAAAAGATCGCCGTCGAGGGGCGCATCCAGACGCGAAGCTATGACGCCAACGATGGAACGAAACGCTATGTGACGGAGGTCGTCGTCAATAGCATGGAGTTCTGCGACAGCAAAGGCGGGCAACAGTTAAGCGATGCTAAAGAATTCGCGGGGGCGCCTGTGCCCGATGAGGACATTCCGTTTTGAGGAGGGCTAAGCTTGCTTGAGAATGAAGTAGCTTTGCAGATGGCAGATGAGATTCGGCAAGACCGCAAGCAGGCGGAATCGATGCTGCTGAACTATGCGGACGAACTGAAAACATATCGCCTACAACGCGAGGAGTATGTACGGGGCACACCTGCGCAAGGGGGCGGGAATCTGCCGGGACATCCGACGGAGACGGAGGCTCTGCGCGGCGTGAAGTTTGACGAGACCTACCCTGCCTACACATGGTTGCGGGCGGTGGAGTTTATTGAGCGCGGTCTATCGGAGCGTAAGCGGATATTCCTCGATGCGCGTCGTAAGGCATCGCGCGACAAGGCAGGGAGAGGACGCAGGGCATGGCTTGTACGCACACAGATGATGTACTGCGAGACGATGAGGGCACGGTTTCTTAATACAGAGTTCTTTGTCTCTGAGAGGACGCTAAAGGACATGTGGCGGTATATCGTTGATCGTGTCGTCGAGGCATATCTCAAGATCGAGCAGAAAAAAATTAAATAGACACGTCTAATTAACCCCTTTTTCGGTGCTAAAATGATAGCGTGGGTAGTTTGAGGACAACCCACGACCACTGATCTCTCCTCCTACATCTCACGGGAAGCCGTCTCAATCGAGGCGGCTTTTCTATTGGGCGAGGAGGGGGGGATATAAAATTTTGCGATTTTTTATACTTCGTTTACGTGAAATGTAAAATATCCGGGTTTTTTATAAGTAAGGAGGTGACGATGTGAAACTGACACCAAAGCAGATACGCTTTGTAGATGAATACATGGTTGATTTTAACGCGACACAGGCGGCAATTCGTGCGGGATATAAGGCAAAAACAGCCCATGTAATAGGCGCTGAAAACCTTAGGAAACCTAAAATCGCAGAAGAGATCGCACGCCGTCAAAAAGACCTCCAAAAGCGAACAGAGGTATCACAAGATCGCGTTGTCAAAGAGCTCGCACGGATTGCCTTTGCAAACATAGCAGACTACCTACATGTTGAGACGCAAACGCGTACGAAAGATGATGGTACCGAGGTCACATATCAGACAGTTATGTTCAACGAGACACAAGAGCTCTCTGCCGATCAGCGTGCTGCACTCGCGGTTGTTAAGCAAAGCGTAAATGGTTTCGAACTAAAGCTGCATGACAAGATCAAGGCGCTCGAGCTTTTAGGGAGGCATATCGGTATGTTTAACGACAAGATCGAAGTCAGGGCGACCGTTGAGAATCCCTTTGCAGGGCTTTCGACGGAAGAGCTGCGGAACGTGATCGACAGTGGATAGCAGGCTGATTCTTCAAGCAAAACTGGAACTTGCAAGGCGCGAGTTCTTTTTTTATTGCTGTCTGCGTGCGCCCGATTTCTACAAGCCTGAGCGCGCCTATCTCCGTGAGCTCTGCGACGCGCTGCAGTTGTTCTATGAGGGCGAGGATGAGGTACTTGTCATCAACGAGCCACCGCGCCACGGAAAGAGCCGCACGGCAGGGCTGTTCGTTGAGTGGATCCTTGGGCGCAATCCGAAAGAGAAGATCATGACAGGCTCGTACAACGAAACGCTCTCGACGGTGTTCTCGAAGAACGTCCGCAACAGCATTCAAGAGGTCAAGGCGGACGTAGCGCGCATCGTCTACAGTGACATCTTTCCTGGTGTCACGATCAAGGCGGGCGATGCGGCGATGAATCTATGGAGCCTTGCGGGAGGGTATAACAGTTATCTTGCGACATCCCCAACGGGCACAGCGACGGGCTTCGGCTGCTCGCTGATGATCATCGACGACCTCATCAAGAACGCAGAAGAGGCATATAACGAGACGGTCAAAGAAAAGCATTGGGACTGGTTCACAAACACCATGCTTTCGCGTCTTGAGGAGGGCGGCAAGATCATCGTTATTATGACGCGCTGGGCATCGGACGATCTTGCGGGCAATGTGCTCCAGCATTTCGCTGACCGCCGCATCCGTCATATCTCGATGAAAGCGCTGCAGGACGACGGGACGATGCTTTGTGATGAAATTCTCTCGCGCAAGTCCTATGAGGACAAGGTGCGGGCGATGGGCGCGGATATCGCGTCTGCGAACTATCAGCAGGAGCCGATCGACATCAAAGGGCGGCTGTACAGCACGCTTAAGACATACGATGACGTACCGCGCGATAGTAGCAGGCATCCGCTTTTCACCTCGGTCAAGGCGTACGTCGATACTGCAGACACGGGCGAGGACTTTCTCTGTGCCATCGTCTATGGTGTCTACGCTAAAGAGGCGTATGTGCTCGACGTGCTCTATACGAAAGCCCCAATGGAGGAGACGGAGCCTTTGGCAGCGCAGATGCTGCACAAAAACGGCGTCAATATCGCCGACGTTGAATCAAACTCTGGCGGGCGCGGGTTTGCGCGTTCGGTGGAGCGGCATCTGCGGGAGACGTTCGGGAGCAATAGGACGATCATCCGCCCGTTTCATCAGTCGCGCAATAAGGCGGCGCGTATCCTGTCTAATGCAACGTGGGTGATGGAGCACATCTATTTCCCGACCAACTGGCGCGACCGTTGGCCTGAGTACTATGACGCCATGACGCGGTATCAGCGCGAGGGCAAGAATAAGCACGATGACGCGCCCGATGCGACAACAGGCATTGCCGAGAAGATCGGCGCGGGTGATCTGTATAGTTTTGAGTAAGGAGGTGGGGCAATGTCCTTTATGGACGTGATACGGTACATCATACGGAGCGGCGCGCAGTCCGTCATGACCGAGGAGGACTTTATCGAGGTCGAGACGGCGGCATGGCTCGCCTCCGAGAAACGCCGTCAGATGATCATCGGCGAGGCATACGCGCGCGGCGAGCATGACGTACTCCAAAAGACACGCAGCGCGATCGGCGACGGCGGCAAAAAGACCACGGTGCGGAATCTGCCGAACAACATCATCATCGACAACCAATACGGCAAACTCGTCAATCAAAAGGCAAGTTACCTGCTCGCGAAGCCCTTTGAGGTCAAGACGGAGAACGAGTCATTCGGCGCACAGCTAAAGCCCGTATTTAATCAGGCATTTCGCCGCACGCTGAAGCAGATCGGCGAGGACTGCCTCAATGCGGGCGTCGGGTATCTCTATCCGTACTTTGCGAATAACGAGCTGCGCTTTCGGCGGTTTGCGCCCGAGGAGATTTTTCCGTTCTGGATGGACGATGCGCACGAGGAGCTTGCATCATTTCTGCGCGTCTACACCCTCGAGTATTACGAGGGACGCACGAAAAAGCAGAGTATCAAGGTGCAGTACTTCTCGAAAGAGGGTGTACGGTACTTTACATTTGACTCGGGCAAGCTCCTGCCGGATGTGGAGGCGGAGGATTCGCCCTATTTGCAGGTAGGCGGCGTGCCGATGAACTGGGATCGCGTGCCGCTTATCGTGTTTCGCGCGAACAGTGCCGAGCGTCCGTTGATTTCCCGCGTGAAGTCCCTGCAGGACGCACTCAATACGCTGCTTTCGACGTTCGCGGACAACTTGCAGGAGGACGCACGGAGCACGATCCTTGTCATCCACAACTATGACGGTCAGGAGCTTGGCGACTTCCGCAAGAACCTCTCGACCTTCGGCGCAATCAAAGTTCGAGATACCGAGATGGCTAAAGGCAGCGTTGAAACGCTCTCCATCGAGGTAAACGCGCAGAACTATGAGCTCGTCCTGCGTCTCCTCAAGCGTGCCATCATCGAGAACGGCTGCGGCTTCGATGCGAAGGATGACCGGCTCTCGAACAATCCGAATCAGATGAATATCCAGTCAATGTACTCGGACATTGACCTTGACGCTAATGATATGGAGCTTGAATTTCAAGCGGCGCTGGAGCGTCTCATGTGGTTCGTCGGTGTTGCGCTGCGGCTGAAAAAGGTCGAGCCTGAGACGGTGGAGTTCGTTTTTAACCGCGACATTCTCATCAACGAGGCGGAGGCGATTGCTGACTGCCGTGATTCCGAGGGCGTAATCAGCCGGGAAACCATCGTCGCAAATCATCCGTGGACGAAGGATACGAAAGCCGAACTCGAACGCCTCAAAAAGGAGCGTGCCGAGGAGGTGGAGGAGATGCGTGGCGCGTATCCAGTAGGTGAGGAGCATGGAGCACAATAAATACTGGGCGGAGCGATTCGAGCAGCTGAATGAATCGGAGCTGCGCAAGGCAGACGATCTCAGCGCGGAGATGGTAAAAGAGTACCGACAGACTGCGCAAGACCTAAATGACGATATCCAGCGATGGTATGCACGATTCGCCGCTGAGAACCAGATGAGTCTTGCCGAGGCACGGCGTGTACTGACGGGGCGAGAACTTGCTGAGTTCCGCTGGACGGTGGACGAATACATCAAATATGCCAAGAAAGCGGATCTTTCCGAGGCGTATATCCAGAAGCTAAAGAATGCCTCCGCACGTGTCCACATTGACCGCCTCGAGGCGATACAGATGCAGATGGCACAGCGCATTGAACGCCTCGCCACGAAGGGGAATGCACGCCTCACGGACGTGCTGCGCGACATCTACCCCGATGCGCATCTGCGCACCGCTTACGAGGTGCAGAAAAAGGCGGGCTTTGATTCCTTCTCGCGCATTCCTGAAACGGATGTTGAGCGCATCCTCAAAAAGCCGTGGGTCTCCGATGGGTTGAACTTTTCCGATCGCATCTGGCGTGACAAAGAGCGTCTGCTGAGTACATTGCAGGGGGAGCTTACACGCGGTCTGATACGCGGCGAGCCATATGGTAAGGTCGCGCAGCGCATCGCAGGACGCATGAACGTCGCCATGAGTGCGGCATCGCGCCTTGTGGAGACGGAGGCGGCGTTTTTCTCGTCAAAAGGGCAGCTGGATGCATTCCGCGACCTCGGTGTTGAGCAGTATGAGTTTGTAGCGACGCTTGACAGCCGTACTTCGGAGATTTGCCGCGAGATGGATGGAAAAGTGCTCCCCCTCGACGAATGCAAGCCAGGCATCACAGCCCCGCCGCTACACTGCCGCTGCCGTTCGACGATCTGCCCGTACTTCGATGACGAATTTACGGAGAATGAAACACGGGCGGCGCGTGACATAGAGACAGGGAAGACCGTACAGGTGGATAGCAAGCTGACCTATGAAGAGTGGAAGAAGAAGTATGTCGGCGGAAAAGACTCCTTGATGGAGGATGTAACAAAGGCCTATCTTAATCGCGCGAAGCCGGGAGAAGGAAAAGTTAATTACGAAGACGGTTATTCGCGCACTGAGCATAGAGCGGAGGTGGACGCCGCAGAATGGTTACACAAGACATTTGGTGGCGACATCACTTTGTTGCAAGAGATTAATGCCGATAAGAAAAAGACTCCTGACTTTTTATGGGATGGAGCCTTTTGGGACTTGAAGACGGTCTCATCAGAAAAATCTGCTGACAGCGCTATCCGTTATGGATTGAAGCAAATCGAAGAGAATCCAGGCGGTATGATTCTGGATTTTGTTGGTGAAAGCCTTGACTTAAAAGGATTGGCCGAGATAATTGGTCGGCGTTTGCGCCGCAGCGCAAAAAGTTCGATGGATATTATCGTTATCTCACACGGGAAGCTTATTAGTGTGCGACGTTATGACATAAAAAATAAGAGGAAGCCCCCCCGCCAATAGAGGGCGGAGGTTCAACCTCTTCTTAATATGTATTATAAGCTGTTTTTGAAGAAAAAGCAATACCTAGGTGAAAGGAGGTGGTGCGATGCAGCACTGATGCCGATGCAACAATCTATCCAGAATGGAGGAATCTATGACAAAGGGTGAACTCAAGACTCTCGGGCTCTCCGATGAGCAGGTGGCGAAGGTTGTGGAAGACTATGAGAAGAACTATGTCGAAAAGAACCGCTACACTGCCAAGGAGGACGAACTTAAGGCGGCAAAGGATGAAAGCAAGACCGCACGCGGAGAGCTCGACAAGCTGAAAAAGGATCACAAGGACAACGCCGAACTCGTCAAGCAGATCGACGAGCTCAAGGCGGCCGCCGATGCACGCGACAAGGAGCACGCGGCGAAGGTCAAGGCGATGGAGATTGATTCCATTGTTGAGAAGTCCCTGCTCGGTGCAAAGGCGAAGAACACCGCTGCTGTGCGTGCACTCCTGAAGCTCGACGACGCGGAGGCGGAGGACGGCAAGATCAAGGGGCTTGACGATCAGATCAAGAAGCTCAAAGAATCCGATGCGTATCTCTTTGAGACAGAGGGCACGGTGCGGATTGAGGGGCTGAACCCGCCCGGAGGAAATGGCGGCGGTACGCCTCCGCCGAGTATTCAGAACCAGTTTGAGGCAGCCATGGGGCTGTAATTGAAAGGAGCAAAACAATATGGCAATCAATACGCTTGAGATGGCGAAGATTTTCCAGCAGTCGCTCGACAAGCAGATGGGCATCGAGGCGACATCCGGCTGGATGGAGAGCAACGCGCAGAATGTAAAGTACAACGGTGGCGATACCGTGCGTATGCCACGCATCTCGACCACGGGCATGGCAAAGTATGACCGGGATAACGGGTTCAATCAGGGCTCTGTGACGCTGACCTACGACGACTACAAGCTGACGCAGGATCGCGGCCGCACGTTCCAGCTTGACTCCATGGACGTGGATGAGAGCAATTTTATCGCCTCGGCGGGGACGGTTATGGGCGAGTTCCAGCGGCTGCAGGTCGTCCCCGAGGTCGATGCGTACCGCTACAGCCGCATCGCCGCACTCGCGAAGAATGCGCACCGCACGACGGACGGATTCACGCCGAGTGAGACGAATATCCTTGCGCAGCTTGACAAGGAGATCACCGACCTGCAGGATGCCATCGGCGAGACAGAGCAGCTGGTGATCCTCATGTCTACGCCGATCCGCACGGTGCTCAACAACGTGAAAAACATTGAGCGGCATCTTGACGTGACGCAGTTCAAGGCGGGTGCAATCGACACGAAGGTCAAGACCTACAACGAGATTCCGATCCTTTCCGTGCCGTCCCTGCGCATGAAGACGGCGTACGTATTCAACGACGGCAAGACGACGGGGCAGGAGGCAGGCGGATTCAAGGCAGACACGACGGCGAAGTCCATCAACTGGATCATCATCTCGCGGCGTGCGCCGATTGCGATCTCCAAGACGGACAAGGTACGTATCTTCGCGCCGGATGTAAACCAGAAGGCGGACGCATGGAAGCTCGACTATCGCAAATTCCACGACATCTGGATCCCGACGAATAAGCTCGCAGGCGTCTGGGCGAACATCGGCGCATAAGGAGGACATCATGACAAGACTGGTACGGTTGAACGAGGTGCAGTACGCTGAAACCGAGGCGCAGGTGACGGGGCTGATAGCGCAGGGCTTCCATGAGGAGGCTTTGTCCGCTGCGTCTGTGGAGGAGAACCCGCCTGACCCCGCACCGGAGAATCCTGAGCCGAATCCTGAGACGGAGAATCCTGACACTGACCCTGCACCGCACTCGAAGCCCTCGGGCAAGAAGGGCGGCAAGTAATGCTTACTGATGTGCGGATGCTGATTAAAGCATCCGTCGGCTATGAGGTGCAGGAGAGCGAATTGCCGCTCCTCACGTACATCTACAACGGTGAGGCGCAGCACATCAAAAATGACTGCAACGTGACGGAGATCCCCGAAGGCTTGCAGACAGTGCTTGATGAGCTGACGGCAGGTAAGTTCCTTGCTTTGCAAAAAGGCGTGATTCTCGGCACGGAGGGTACGGAGGTCGTGAAGTCCATCCGAGAGGGGGACACGACCGTCGAACTCGGCGGGACGAGCACGGAGCAGCGGTATGACGCACTCGTGCTCGCGCTGACAAAGGAGCGTGATTTTGCGTGTTACCGAAAATTCCGCTGGTAAGGCGCGCGGTCGAACGTCTCTATGATGGTCGGGCAACGGTCGAGGAGGCACGCAAGGAGAAAAACGCGAAGAATATCACCGTGCTCCTTTGGGCGGTAGTCGCGCAGGACGTGCCCTGCCGCGTCAGCTATAAGACCCTCGCACCCGCAGGGCGGTCGGACACGGTGGACAGCGTCGCACAAGCGATCACGCTCTTTACCGCGCCCGAGATCGACATCAAGCCCGGCAGCCGTGTGACGGTTACGCAGCGCGGCCGCACGATGCGTTTTTCCTGCTCCGGAATTCCTGCGGCCTACGATTCGCATCAAGAGATTCCGCTTGCTCGATGGGAGGAGCATCCATAATGGCAAGGATGGATATGTCCGAGCTACACAAGTTCCAAGCACAACTGCAGCAGATGACGACACAAGAGAAGCAGAAACTGTATGAAGACTGCCTCAAAGAACTTGCCGCACGTTTTTTGCGGAAAGTCATTAAGAGAACCCCCGTCATCAGCGGGCACCTTCGTCGCGGATGGTCTGCCTTGCTGAAAGATGCAATTCGGGTACAGAAAATTGGAAGCACCTATCGAATTGAGCTCGTGAACAACACGGAGTATGCGTCCTATGTCGAATACGGGCACCGTCAGACACCGGGACGCTTTGTTCCGGCGATTGGCAAGCAACTTAAAGAATCATGGGTTGAGGGGCAGTTCTGTATGACGCTCTCGGCACATGAGGTGGAGTCTGGTGCGCCTGCGATTTTGCAGCGGAAGATACAGCGCTACTTCGAGGAGGAGATCAATGGTAAATAACATCGTGGATGGGATTGCCGTTCGCCTTGGTGAGTTGTTTCCAGATATCGATGTGTGCAGAGATGAAATAGAGCAGGGATTTGATGCGCCGTGCTTTTTTATTTTGCCTCTGCGTGTGACGCAAGAGACAAAACTCGGTAACCGTTATTTCCGCAGACACGCCTTTGATGTGCATTATTTCCCGCGTAGGGGCAGTGCCTCAGAGGATGTGCAGGCGGTTGCGACAGATCTCATCATGGGATTGGAGTATATTTCAGCTGAGGGCGACCTTATCCGTGCATCACGGACAGAATACGAGGTGCACGATGGTGTTCTGCATTTCGAGGTAGACTACGATGTATTTATCCTCCGCGAACGTGATAAGTTGCCACATATGGAGACGTTGAAGCAGCGTCAAACAACGAAAGGATGATGATAATGGCAGAGAAAAAGAGCACGGAGCAGGAAGCTCGATATACACGCGATGCTCTTGTAGCATCGACGAAGTATCGTCCTTACTGCGATGTGCTGATGATCTCTCTCGAGGAAGGAAAGGAATACACCTTCGCCGAGGTTGATCAGATGGTGGAGGAGTTTAACGGCAGGACTGTCGCTGAGGCGACGGTCGGGAAGGAGTGATTTTATGGCATTGGGCGGCGGTACTTGGCTGTTTCAAAACAAGAAACTGCCTGGGACGTATATCAATTTTGTGTCGCGTGTGCGCGCGTCCACGGATATTGCCGATCGCGGTTATGCTACCATGCCGATTGAGATGGATTGGGGCCCCGTTGGAAGCGTGTTCGCAGTGACGGCGGAGGACTTTCAGGAGCACAGCCTTTCGATCTTCGGCTATGCGTATACCTCGCCGGAGCTCAAGAGTCTGCGTGATCTCTTCCTCAACCTCAAAACGGGGTATTTCTACCGTCTCGACAACGGGGCGGTCGCAGCGGCGTGTGCGATTGCGCGTGCGAAGTATCCCGGCAAACGCGGGAATGACATCACGGTATCTGTAACGGCAAACGTCGACAACACGAGCGCATTTGACGTGACGACCTATATGATCGTTGACGGCTCGCCCGCGAAGGTAGACGAGCAGAAGAACATCACTGCATGGGCGGATGTCGCAGATAACGACTATGTGACATGGATCCGCACGGGGAATCTCGAGGCGAAGGCGGGCGAGAAGCTGACGGGCGGCACGAATGGCGCTGCGGTCACGGGGCTCCAGTATCAGAACTACCTTGACGCTATCGAGCCGTATTATTTCAACATTCTGGGCTATGCGGGCTCGGATGCAACGATCCAGCAACTCCTTATCCAGTTCACGAAGCGGATGCGGGAGAATACGGGCGCGAAGTTCCAGCTAGTCATCCACGGACGAGAGAACGTCGACTATGAGGGTGTGATCTCGCTCAAGAACGCCGTACGCGACGAGGGCGCACAGCCGGGCGCAGCGGTCTACTGGCTCGTTGGCGCAGAGGCAAGCTGCGCGGTCAATGCATCGTGTACGAACAAGACCTATGACGGTGAGTACAAGATCAACACGAAGTACAGTCAGACAGAACTTGAGCGAGCGATGGTCTCTGGCATGATGATGTTCCACAACGTCGCGGATTCGGTCTCGGGGGATGTGGTCGGCAAGACAAATATTCTCAGCGACATCAACACATTCACGAGCTTCTCGAAGAAGAAGAACGCTGATTTCGCTCTGAATCAGGTCATCCGTGTCCTCGATCAGATCGCTATCGACGTGGCGCGTCTCTTTAATCGGACGTATCTCGGCAAGGAGCAGAACGATGAGGACGGGCGCACGGCACTCTGGGGCGACATTGTTGCATTGCACAAGGAGTATCAGCGTGTGCGTGCCATTCAGAACTTCGACCCGAAAGACGTGCCGATTCCGACACAGGGCGAGAAAAAGACGGACGTGCTCATGAACTACTCCGTGCAGCCGACGTGCTGTATGGAGAAGCTGTACATGAACGTAGAAGTGGCATAAGAGGAAGGAGTGAAAAACTATGCCGATTAATGCAATCCGCACGATGCATGCCAAGGATGTTATTTCTGCAAAACTGGCGTCTGCGTACGTATCAATCAAAGGGGAACGCTTCCTGCTCTTCCAGGCGAAGAAGCTCGAGGCGAAACTCGAGAAGAACAAAGAGGAAGTACCGATTCTCGGACGCATGGCAAAGGGTCATAAGGCGACGAGTATCAATGGCGCCGGCAACATGACGATCTATAAGAACACGCCGCTCTTTGACAGGATGCTTCTGGAATTTAAGTCCACGGGCAAGGATACCTATTTTGATCTTCAGGTGACGAATGAGGATCCAACCTCAGAAGCTGGGCGGCAGGTGACGATTCTGAAAGACTGTAATATCGACAGCGCCATTATTGCGAGTTTTGACGCAGATGGCGAATGGCTCGAACAGGACGTTGACTTTACGTTTGAAGATGTTGAGCAACCGACTCAGTTCAAGATGCTCGATGGAATGCAGTGAGGAGATAACACATGGAAAAAGAGAATTTGCAGGTATTTCTTGCCGAAAATGCGATCAAGCCAGCGTGTGTTGAGTATGTGGCATCGAAAAGGTTTCGGGGAGATGACGGCAAGCCTGTCGCATGGAAACTCTCGCCGATTACGAATGACGAAAACAAAGCGATTGCCGACCGCAATCGCAAGAAATCGTTTGTTCCCGGTACGCGCGAAACGCAGATGAATTTTGATCAGGAGCAGTATGCAAATGATCTGATCTGCGCCTGCGTGGCATATCCGAATCTCAACAGCGAGGCTCTGCAGAGCTCCTATAACGCCGTTGGCGCCGGGGAGCTTGTGCGGCTTATGCTGACGCCAGGCGAGTATCAAGATTTGTTCCAGGCGGTCATGCAGGCGAATGATTTTGACACAGGTATGGATGAGAAGATCAAAATTGCAAAAAACTGATTAACGGGGGTGAGTTCTATGCAAATATCGCATATTACGCGCTCCTGAAACTTCATATTCTTCCGCATGTGTTGTTTTCTTTGCCAGAGAACGAACGTGCTTTTATTTTTGCTGCGATCTCGATCAAGGCTAAAGCGGATAAAAAAGCTGCGGCCGAGGCAAAAAGAAAACACTAATAGAGCAGGATGAAAAGCCCTCACGTCGAATTAAATACCATATCGACGAGAGGAGTGACGATGATGGGAAAATTTTGTAGTAACTGTGGAGCAAAGATGTCTGGCAATTTTTGTAGCAGTTGTGGTAATCCAGCAGGTGATACTTCTCCGGCCACAGAGAGCATTGTGCAACAAGAAACATTGAATGGTGTCACGTTTGACCCTATCCCTATATTTGCGGCGCATAAGGGTGTTATGGGGAGGATAAAGATCACCACGAAAATAATTTCTATTACTAATGCAAAGCCGAAAGAAGCAGCTACTTTTGTTGATGATCACTACAAAGACCAATCTTTTATGGACCGAGTCGCAGCTTATAGAACACCACAAGAGGAGATTCCTCCGCTAACTTGCCCTGCTTGTAAATCAACAAATGTTGAGATTGAAAGAAAGGGGTATGGTTTTGGAAAAGGGGTTATTGGCGTTGTGCTTTTGGGGCCCTTGGGCGCGCTCGCGGGAGGTATTGGGCGTAAAGATGTAAAATGTTTGTGCCATAACTGTGGAAATCGATTTACGCCAAAAATATCTAAAAAGAAATAATATGGTATATGGAGCCGCCTCAAATACGAGGCGGTTTTCTTATACCTATTTTTACTTTAGAGAAGAGGTGTCTCGTGGCAACAATTAAACAAATGTTCGAGCTGGTTGACGGTGTATCGCCGAAACTCAATGTGATATCACGAACTGTAGATAAGGTTGTCGGTAAGTTTGATCGTGCGACGAAAGCTGCGACAGAAATGGAAACGTCTGCTGAACAGGCTGGGGATGGCATCAGAAAATCAGTTGAAGACACAACTTCCTTTGTTAATTTTCTCGGTGGTCAAATCTCATGGCTAGGCGGAAAGCTGAGAAGCCTCGGTGTCGGAGCTTTTAACGAACTAAAGGCAGGGCTTTCAAGTGTTATTGGACAGTTTACAATCGCGACCATCGCCGCAAATTCATTTATGTCAGCATTTAGCTATATTTCTAGCTTACCTGGGAGGCTTGTTCGGGCGAGCGATGTATATGCTGGCATACAAGCGCGTCTGCGTATGGTTGCCGGCGGTATTGAGCAGGCGGCAGAACTCAATGATCTTGTTTATGCCTCGGCGCAGCGCGCACGAGGTAGCTATGAGGAGATGGCGGATTCTGTCTCTAAGATTGCTATGACTGCGAAAAAGGCGTTTCCTGATGCGCGGGAAGTCGTGCCGTTCATGGAAGGGATTCAGAAGCTTTTTGTTATCGGCGGTACAGCGGTAGAACAGCAGAAAAATGCTATGCTCCAGCTGACACAGGCCCTTGGTTCTGGAAGGCTTCAGGGCGACGAATTTCGTTCCATTGCGGAGGCAGCACCGCTCATTGAAAAGATGGTAGCGGACTATATGCAAATTGATGCGGGGCAACTCAAAAAAATATCGAGTGAAGGAAAAATCACGGCAGATATTCTTAAGAATGCCATTTTGACAAACCTTGACCGCATCAACGATCAATTCAACGGCATGGGGTGGAAATGGGAACAGGTTATGCAGGTGATCAAGAACACGGGCACACGTGCCTTTGCGCCCGTGTTCGAAGAGATCAACGCCCTTGCCAACAGCGAGGCGGGGCAAGTGTTTGCAAATACGATGGTCTGGGGACTTCATGTTGCTGCAGATGCTGCTTTAGGTGTGATCAATAACATAAAATGGCTCGCCGGGGTAGCTCAGCGTACGGGCAGTTACATTGGTTCTTGGCTTAGCGCTGGCTTCACAGTTGCGTATCAATATCTCGATACCTTTGTTGCTTTTGCAATTTCAGGGCTTGCAATCTACGCAGGATATTGGATTGCATCGAATGCGGCTCTCGTAACGCATATAAGCACCCTGATTATTGCAGCGACAACGCAAGCAGTGATGAACACATTAGGTGCAGCATACGCCGCGATTATGGCGCTCATCCATATACGGACAACGCTCGCAATGGCAGCCACGGCGGCATGGACACTCGTAACAAACGGACTAAGCGCCGCATGGCGAATACTAAATGTTACTATGTACCTCAATCCGATTGGTCTTATCATCGGGTTAGTGCTGGTTGTCATTGGTGTATTTGCCGCGTGGGTGGTGCATACATATGGTCTGCGCAATGCTCTAGCAAGCGCATTCAGCACGATGGCAGGTATTGTCGCGAATGCTGTTAATTTCATGATTGACCGTATTAACAACTTGATACAGTTGATCAACAAGGCCGCAGAAGGCATCAACGGCTTATTCGGAACAGACATCGGGATGGTCGGAGAGATCTCCTATCGCGCCGACCCCGAACAGTGGAGTAAGGATGCTGGCGACTTTGTCCAGAATTTCGACATTCACAACTATATACCGGGGCTGTCTCCCGAGGATATGCCGGATGCGTCGTATAACGCAACGGGCACAGCTTTTGAGGATCTTGGACAATCCGGTAAAAAGACAGCGCGTAACACCGACGCGATCAAAGATGCAATGGAGATCTCTGAGGAAGACCTAAAGTATCTGCGCGAAGCGGCAGAGCAGGAGGCAATCAACCGGTATACGACGGCGACCGTACAGATCGACATGGGCGGCATCAGCAACAATATATCCAATGACATGGATGTAGATGGGATGATGACGTACATGAATGACAGTCTCTTACAGGCGATGGCTGCAGGAGCGGAAGGGGTGCATCCGACATGAGTTATTACTTCTTCGTGGGAGATACGATGCTCCCCGTACCGCCTGCGAAAATGTCTATCAAAATCAAGGGAAAGAACAAGGCTATCAACCTCATCAACGAAGGCGAAGTTAATATTATCAAAAAGCCGGGGCTTACTGAAATCGCCTTTGATGCGCGTCTCCCGAACCGCCCATATCCGTTTGCGGATTATGATACTTCTCTTACGGCGTCGCTTGCGAATACTCTTTTTGGCAGTAGTTTTAGTTTTCGCAAGGCATCATATTTTCTCTCAGCGTTCAAAAAGGCGAAAGAAACGCAATACCCGATGCAGCTCATTATCTGCCGTATGTCGGGCGCGTTCTCCATGCTTTTTGACACGAATATGCTTGTGACTCTCGAAGATTACAGCATCGAGGAAGATGCAAAAGATGGTCTTGATGTGACGTGCCCCTTGAAATTCAAACAGTACCGTCCTTATGGGACGAAGGAATGTACTGTCACAAAGGATGAAAACGGTGTCGAGCATCTGACAGTGAAGGAGACGCGCCCTGCAATCGGGCGGGAAATCCCAAACGCTTACAAAGTCCGCAACGAAAAATCCATCTGGGAAGTTGCAAAGGGCATATCGAATGGTGGTATTGACTGGCGGGACATCATGCAAAATAACGGCATGACCAATCCGATTGCTGATCTTCCGGCAGGGGCGGTGATGCACATTGTCTGAATTTGTATCGGGGCAAAAGGCGTCCCTCGGTGCGGCAACGCCGACAAATGAAAAACAGCTGCAGCTGATCATCCACAACAAGGAGACGGATAAGTATTATTGGCCGGCTGTGCTTGATGGCGTTGTTTGGGAGACTTGTTGGAAGGGGCAGCCGGGCAAACTTACCTTTAAAGTGGTTAAGGATGCGATGCTCGACTTTCATGAGGGAGACGTCGTGCAGGCGAACTACGACGGCATGAATTTCTTCTACGGTTACATATTTGCCAAAAAATACAGCAAAGACGGCACGATTGATGTAACTGCATATGACCAGATGAGGTATCTCAAAAACAAAGATACCTATAATTTTGTTAATCTGACCGCGGGCGAAGAGATTAGACGGATTGCCGAAAATTTCCAACTGCAGGTCGGAGAGCTTGCAGATACAGGGTATACTATCCCGAAATTTCGCGGCGCAAATAAGACGCTCATGGATATCATGCAGACGCTCCTTGATATGACGACACAGAACACGGGGCGGCTCTATGTGCTCTATGATGATTTCGGGAAACTCACAATGAAAGATTTGGAGGATATGAAACTTGACCTCCTCATTGATGCGGAGACTGCTGAGGATTTTGCGTATGAGTCCAGTATTGACAAGGACACTTACAACCGCATAAAGCTCTACTATGACAATAAAAAGACAGGCAAACGCGATGTGTGGATGGCAGTCAACAGTGCAGATATTAAGCGCTGGGGCGTCCTGCAGCTGACTGAGTCTGTAAATCCGGAAGAACCAATGAACTTTGGGCAGCTTGCAGACTCAAAACTAAAGATGTATGACCGCGTAAAGCGTACCCTGACTATCAAAAATGCATTTGGCGATCTGCGTGTACGCGGCGGCTCAATTCTCTACATCAACCTAAACCTTGGTGATGTAGCACTTACTAAGCGGGTTATCGTCGAGGCTGTAAAGCATACACTGACACAGGGGCACCATACGATGGATTTGACCGTGAAAGGAGATGTGATTACAGGATGAGCGCGCAACTATTGCAGACGATACAGCGACTGATAAAACAGACGCAAGGGAGCAGCGACCTATCGGATTGGTGCCTTGGTGAGGTTATTGGCATCGATCCTCTCACAATCCGCATCGAGGGTAAGGATGAGGTGACGGAGGCATTTCTTGAGCTGACTGACGCCGTGCGCGATTACGACGTGGACATTACCGTCAGCCACACAACGGAGAACCGAGCTGGCGGGAGTGGTTATCCGGAGTTTGCGAGCCATAACCACGCCTACAAGGGGCGTAAGCGGATTACTGTGCATAACAGCCTACAGGTCGGTGAGACGGTCATTCTTCTTCGTCAGGCGGGCGGGCAGGGCTTTGTAGTTCTGTCGCGCAATCGTAATCATACAAATTTGACGGGACAGTGGGGGTGATCGTATGGCGTTACTGCCGGACACAAGCACATCGAGCCTCGGTGAGAATCTGACAACTGCCACATTGCAGCCCAATATGACCTACCGTATGCAGATCGAAGATGAGCGGATACAAGGAGAACTTTCCGAACGTCTCGCGGCGGTAAAGCAGACCGCCTACAAAATACTCAACACAGAGCGCTACGCTTACGTCATATACAGCTGGAATTACGGTGTAGAGCTTGCCGATCTTTTCGGTAAGCCGGTCCCATATGTGCTCGCGGAAATACCGCGCCGCATCCGCGAGGCTCTTGTGCAGGATGACCGCATTAACGATGTTGTCGATTTTGATCTCAGCTATGTGCAAGATAATACACAAGGGCGGCGCGGTGATGTGCTCGCACGTTTCACGATCCGGAGCATCTACGGCGATATTGCAATGGAGAAGGGGGTGACAATCTGATGTATGAGGATCAGACACAAGAGCTGATACAAGTGCGCATGTTGCAGAACGTCCCGCATGACGTAGATAAGCGCGAGGGGAGCGTTATTTTCGACGCGACCGCACCCGCGTCGATCGAGTTCATGTTGCTCTATGCGGCGCTCGACTACTTCGTAAGGAACACGTTCGGCGACACGGCAGAGCGTGAATATCTGGTACGGCGTGCGCTCGAACGCGGGCTAAAGCCAAAGGAGGCAACGCGCGCCGTTGTGAAGGGGCGGTTTACGCCTGTGACACTCAACATTCCGATCGGCACACGGTACTCCTGCGAGGCGGTCAACTACGCCGTTACGGAGAAACTGACGAACGGGGAATACCTGCTGACCTGTGAGACACTCGGACCAGCAGGCAATCTCCCTGCTGGTCGTCTCGTCCCCATCGACTACGTAGAGGGCTTGCAGACAGCGGAACTCGTTGAGGTCACGATCCCCGGCGAGGCAGAGGAGGAGACCGAGCATTTCCGTGCGCGGTATCTTGCGAGTTTTGACAGTCAGGCATACGGCGGAAATATTGCTGACTATCGACAAAAGGTGGGCGCGATCCCCGGTGTCGGAGGTGTGAAGGTCTACCCTGTCTGGAAGGGCGGCGGGACGGTGCGTGTGACGTTCATGACAAGCGATTTCAAGCCGCCGACCGCCGAGTTTGTGCAGAAGGTGCAGAGCCTCATCGACCCCGAGACAAATCACGGTGAGGGCGTTGGGATTGCGCCGATTGACCATAACGTGACGGTCGAGGGAGCGAAAAATGCAGCGGTGCGCATCGGACTGCATCTGTCCTTCGCAGCCGGCACTGTATATGCAACCTACAAACATCAGATTGAGGAGACAATTGACGGCTATTTTGCTGAGGTCAATAAGGATTGGCAAGCAACACAGCACGCAGAGATTGATAATGTGAGCAATACGGGGATTATAATCCGTATCTCACAGCTTGAGAGCCGTATCCTTGCGATTTCTGGCATCGAGGACATCCAACACACGACGCTCAACGACCGCGAGGAGAATCTGACGCTCGGGCTTGATGAGCTTGCAGTTCGGGGCGAGGTGCAGAATGGATAAAGTCACAAGAGATGTGCGTGTCGAGCGATATTATCCGTCTGTCGTTGCGCCCTCGGCAGAGTTTAAAACTCTTGCGAGGATCGAGAATCCCGAGTTTGTGGTGCTCTGGGAACGGGCTTGGCGGCGTTTTGCGAATACGTTTGTCTATGAAATTGACGAGGAAGGCGCAGCGCGTTGGGAAACAATGTTGCGCATGGTGCGTAGCGACAGCCTACCGATCGAGGAACGAAAGCGTCGTATCTTAGCTCGTATCAACGCGATGGTACCATATACAATACGCTCATTTCGAACGATGCTTGATGCGATGTTTGGGGAAAATACCGTAATCCCATTACGCATCCTAGCAAAACGTGAGTTATGGCTTGATATTGCACGTACGCATATTTTTCGTGCGAATGATGTGCGGCGTTTTGCGCGGGTCATCGTACCTGCAAATCTAACTATCCATATTTCAAGTACAGCAGAGACTGAAATATCTCTGTGTTTTGCAGGCTATGTCACATGCAAAAAGACCACAGTCATTGATTCGGGTGATGATATCTCTTATACCATTCCGGGCGCACAATTAGGCTTTGCCGGCATGGTAAAGAGGTCAAAACATATTGTTATAAGGAGTGATTAAGATGGCGCAATTCCCTATCTTGCGTTTGACACGCGCAGGACATGAGCTTTCTGGTATGAGTCAGGGTGGAGGCAAACTCATCTTTGTCCGCGCTGAGCTCGGTGATGGGCAGATTGGTGAAGGAGAGTCTGTTGAGAATCTAACGGCTCTCAAACATCGAGTTATGCAATTGCCCCTGCAGGGGTATCTAAACGAGGGAAACGGTAAAGCTCGCATTAGATTTGTTGTTGAAAACAGCTCGCTCACGGCGGGCTTTTTTAATCGGGAAATTGGTATTTTCGCAAAAATGGAAGGCGGAGAGGAACAACTCTACGCCTACACGAATGCAGGGAACTACGCCGACTACATCCCGAGCAAGGACACGCCGATCGATGGCGAAATCATCGACCTCCATATCATTATTGGCAATGCGTCGAACGTTACCATCGTGACGGAGAATAGTGCGTACGCAACGCAAGCAGATCTGAAGGAGCATAACGAAAGTTCCGACGCCCACCAAGACATTCGCATCTTGATTGCAAACGCCAGTATCGCAATCCTCCGACGCAGTCACACATATCAAGTCGGCGACATCGCCTACCACAAATCCCTGCCGAGTTGGGCGCGGCTTGAGTGCGTCAAGGCAGGGATGACGGGGGCAAGCATCCCAAATCTTGCAGAGGTGCACAAATGCGGCATCATGGTTACGGACGGCAATGCCGTCTGGATCGTCGACGATGTGCGAGATGGCGCACGCGCCGGCGATATCATTCTGCGCCCGACACTCAGAGACGGGTACATCAAAGCCAACGGCGCAACCGTCAAGGCATCCGAATATCCGCGCCTGTTGGCGTGGGTACAGGAGGCGGGCATGATCGTCACAGCGGAGCAGTACAAGACGGACTGCTCCAAATATGTCTATGACGGCGCACAAGATAAGCTGACCTTGCCAAACGCAACAGGGCGCGTCCTAATGGGTGGCGAGAGTGTCAAGAGCATAGAGGCGGGGTTGCCAAATATTACTGGCGAGCTCGTATACTGGGGCGGAACTGTGTTCTACGGCAGCGGTGCTTTTTTGGATTCCAAGAAAAAAGACCAGCATGGACTTGCGGGTAACGATGACAAAGATAACACCAGTGCGTTATTTGACGCTTCCAAATCCAACCCCATCTACGGACGCAGCGACACCGTCCAACCGCCTGCGTTATCTCTCATCGCACAAATCAAATACTAGGAGGTACAACATGACAAAAACAGTCTACGCATACGCCGCCGATGGCAAGTACATCGGTGAGCGCACGCTTGACGACACCGACCGCAGCCCGATCAGCGGTGCGTGGCAAATCCCCGGCAACATGACGGAGACTAAGCCACCGAAAGGCAAAGAGGGCTACGACATCTACTGGAACTCTGGCAAGTGGGACCAGGTCGAGCGCCCAAAACCCGAGCTGACACCTACACCGCCCGAGGACACCGAGCCGCAGGGGCCGTATATAGACCCCGAGCGACTTGCAGCCTTTGAGGCGATGGCAGCGCAGGAAGAACGTCTCGACGCACAGGCAGAGCGCATCGCGGCCCTCGAAGCTGCACTGAAAGGGGGTGGGAAAAAATGAAGAAATGGCCTTACATGATTCCGGTCTACGCCTATCTCGTGCGCACGGGAAAGTGGGCAATCTCTGAGGAGGACAAACAGGAGGGGCAGAAGGTTGTCCCTGAGATCTATCAGGCAGATGTGGCAGCATATCTCGCAGAGCACGTCGCAGGATAACAAGGAGCGCAGAAAAGCCGCCATGCGTCATGACGGCTTTTTCTGTGCGTGGAAAGGATGAGCAAATGGCAAGAGGCGAAATTCTGGCCGAACTTGAGGGAATCAAAACGCAGCTGGAAACGCTCGCGGTAGAACTGCCGGGGCATCGGGACCAACTCTATGAGATCAACGCCCGCATTGCACGCGTCGAAGAGAGCACAAAGTCGGCACATCACCGCATTGATGACTTTAAACGGGACGTTTGCTGGACCATTGGCATGAGTACGACCATCGTCGGTATCTTTGCATCAATCTTGACGTGGGCGCTCGGAGGTAGGTAGCAATGCTCAAAGTCTCACAGTGGATTAAAAAGGGCAAGAAGTACCTGCGCAGCATGACAAAGAGCCATGCGGCCATGCGGTATATCGTATGGTACGCAGCCATGCTCGTCATCTGTTGCAGCATCTATGTCGGCGCGTGGATATATGACTGGAATAACACAACAAAGCCTGATCTCGTAGAGATGCGGAATTTCCTCCATGAGATCAGCGGGGCGGCGTGGATTGCGGTCATCGGATTCCTCGCAAAGTCATTCATCGACCGGGACGACAACGGTATCCCTGATCAATACGAAAACAAAAAGGAGGACAAAGACAACAATGGAAAGAGTAAACCTTAAAGATTTGCATCTGACGTATGATGCGGGGCGACTGAGCACACGCCCCGAAACGGATATGATCGTCCTGCATCACACAGGCAACCCGACCGATGACGACCTCTCCGCGGAGGAGATTAATGCATCGCATCAGGCGCAGGGGTGGACGTGCATCGGGTACCACTATGTCGTCCGCAAGGACGGAACCATAGAGGTCGGGCGGCCGCATTGGACCATCGGCGCGCATGCGTCGGGGGAAAACTACCACACGATCGGCATCCACGTCTGCGGGAATTTTGAAATCGGCTATCCGACGGCCGCGCAGATCGAGAGCACTGCGATGCTCCTTGCGAATCTCTGCGCGGATTATGGACTGCCGATTGACCGCGACCATATTGTCGGCCATCGGGAGCTGATGGGGACGGCGTGCCCCGGCAGGAATCTCTTTGCTCAGATGGATGAGATTGTCGGCAAGGCGAATTTTTACGCCAATCAATGAGGAGGGGAATTATTATGCTTGAACGGGTAAAACAGGTAGTCACGGAGCACAAAACAGCCCTGCTGGTGATCTTGTGTCTCCTGCTTGTCGGCATCTCCTATGCCGTCGGGCGGAACTTCGCAGAGGAGCGAAGTGCAACGGAGAAGCCCACCGTCATGACACAGGAACAGACGCAGGACGCGGCAGCACTGCGGGAGCAGCTCGACATCTCCAAGAGCAACGCGGAGGTTCTGCAACGGCGGCTTGCGGACGTGCAGGCGGGACAACGTGCGCCATCGACTACTTACTATGTGAGTGCTCCAACCGTCGAGCGTGCTGCGCAGGTGGTTGAGCGGCAGATCAAGGAGGACAGTCCGACACTGCCACGGGCAGCGAGGGAAAAGACAGATCGGACGGTCGTCACGCCGATTACTAAGGATAAAGACGGACACGAGCTTCCACCTGAGGAGCAGAAAGTCGACGTGTATAAAATCAACCTTAATAAGGCGCATAAGATCAAGGCGGGTGCATCTGTCATCGACGGCAAGGCTATGATGACCGTCGGCTATGAGCAGGGGCGCTTTGAGGCACTTGCACATTTTGACGGTTCGCACTATAAGGGTGCGACCGTCATGTATAACGTCGCCGAGTGGTGAATAGTTGAATCGACTGGGGGAGATGTTTTGTGGCGTCTCCTCTAGTCGGTTTGAGGAGGTGCAGCGTATGATTGAGGCGGAACTATGCAGGTATGCGGAAATACTTGCCAATTTTATCCGGCGGAAAGATTTTGCGCCAGTTGCCCAAAGAACCCCATACTATCACATGGGAGCAACAATAATCGACTCTATACTACAGGCGGGGCTAAATTATAATT